TAACACAGTGGAGTACACGCCACAGGCACCATCCCACGGGTCAGTACGCTCTTCGTACTTCAGCCCTAGAGTATCTAGTCCCTTAACAAACGTATCTGCCCAATCTTTTCGGCTGTCGATGTCTGCTTCAACGAGTCCCATCAACTCACTGGATAGTTCTTGCAAGTCGCCGTCTTCCAGCGCCTCTGCCAAGTTACCATCAAACCCCATGAGGTCAGACTCGTTTAGGTCGGGGATCAATGTAATCTCCATACTGCCATCAGACAAAGTGACCGCTTCAGGATCAATGATCTCTATCTCTAGCTCGGTAGTGTCCATACCTTCGACACCTTCCAAACCTTCTTCTAATTCCTTATCCAAACCCTCTGGGGCTGAATATAACCCTTTTTCTATCGCCATAATCTAGCCTCTCAGTAAAACCCACCACGACGTTGGCGGAAGTATTGTTGCTCTTCTGGCTCGTCAGTAGGTAGTCGAATAAACCCGCCCTGCCTAAACCGCATAAGCGCCATCACCGTTGAGTCCACTAAGTCATCATGACTCATAAAAGGGAATCCGGCAATCTCTTCTATCACTTCTTCTGCCCATCTGGTAGGAGGTACCCACACAAGTTCCGATGCGACAATATCTGCTACCGAGTTTAGGCGTGCTAACTTGTCACCTGACCCTCGGTGTGGGGTGTACTCAGAAACAGGTAGCCCCATACGCCGCATCTCTTGATACAGGGCTGTACCCGCAGACTTCTTCTCTACGATAAACGCGTCAGGGTCCCACTCGTCGTACTCTTCCATAGCGAGTTGTTTCAGTTCTGGGAACTCCATACGCTTTTTTATGCTATTAAGCAAAATGATATTGTACGCGTTTACCTCTTCGTTGAAAAATACGCCCCACGTAGTGAGTGCCGTATAGTCTGCACGGTTGTGCGTCTCTGCCGCTGCGTCGAGTGACATGATGATGTACTCACACGAGGGCGGACTGTCTTGTTCCCACAAGTTCCACCACTCACGTTTGATGATCGACGCCTCTTCTGCGGTGGGTTGCTGTTGATACTGGGCATTCCACTGGAACGTCGGCATAGATGCCTTGGTTCGGAGTAACGCCTCAAGGTCAAAGAACTCAGGCCACAGAGGTTTCTCCACGTAGCGGTCGGTCTTTTTGTTCTTCACTTCTAATATGGCGGGGAACTCAACAACCTCGTATTGGTCGGCCCGAGCGTTCTTCGCCATGTCGTTTGTCACTCGACCTGTCAGGTCATCCATGTGCCAACGCGTCTGGATTATGGCTACGCGACCTCCCGGCATGAGACGAGTACGAGCACCAAAGGTGAACCACTCATAGGCTTTCTCAAATACCTCAAAGTTCCCGTTAATTACATCTTGCTCAGAATGTGGATCGTCCACCAACAATAAGTCAGCGCCACGCCCAGCCAGAGCAGAACCAATACCACACGCATAGTATTCGCCTCCAACGTTAGTGTTCCATCTACCTGCTGACTTACTATCCTGCGCTAATGATGTGGTGGGAAATACACTTTTGTACTGATCCGTAGCAATTAAGTTACGTACCTTACGCCCAAAATCCACAGCGAGGTCAGTAGTGTGGGACACCATCATGACTTTTTTGTCAGGATTGCGGCCCAAGAACCACGCTGGAAAGAAGATCGAAACAAGCTGAGATTTGCCGTGGCGCGGGGGTATATTGACGCAAATACGGTCTTTATCACCCTCTTCAATCGCCATGAGCATGTCCGCAAGCATCCTGTGGTGCTTACCAACTATGAAATCGGGCATCATTAGCTTACAGAACGCTATCAAGTCGTTGTAAGCAGCGGTATTGTCTTTGCGGTTGGTTAGTTCCCCCGCTAATTTCTCTAGTTCGGCTATTTCGTCAGGAGAAAAATGGTCAAGGTTGTCCAGCATCTGCTGAATTTCGGCATCAGAAAAGTCTAAGGCCATTTCAGTCATCGGATTCTTCTCCGATTCCGAGTTCTGCATCGACATCTATCGTTTCCGCATCCACAAACTCTGCATCTACCACGTCTTCCTCTGGATTTACGAGCTTTGACAGCTTAGCACGTAGGCTTTCACGCAGTTCGTCGGTGGTTTTGTGGGTAATTGTGACTTCAGTCTTGTCTGTAAACAGCCCAACGTCTGAAATCTTACCCAAAAGCTCCAACGCACGGATACGAACACGTGGATCAGGGTTCTCAGTCTCTTCAATTAACTTATTTGTAACCAAATGACGGACCTGAACTGCACTTTCTACCACAGAATGACCGAATTGGGTCAAAATATTGTGCGTCATCATGAGTGTAGCAGGGGGTAACGTCGATGCTCGCTTAGCGGACACCTTCTTAGAGGTCTTTTCGGGGTTATCTGCGTAAGCCAAGGCTAATTTTGCCGCGATGTCTTCGTCTTCACTGGTAGGTTCTACGTCTAAACCATGCTCTTTGAGCATAGCCGCAGTATTGCACGCCGCCTCAGCGCGTGCACGCAAGTCCATGTACGGAATGTCATCCGAATATGGCACACCAATATCTGGTTCGAGCACTAAAGTCATACTGTTTCCGCAGGTTATTAACCGTTCGTATCGAGTTATACACAATAATTTGTTTTTGTGCAAGGAGGTTGGGACTCCTACCGGGGGGTGTTCCTATATATGAGGGGGGTGGGGGTCGAACTCAGGAAAAACACGATAATTCGTACAGATTAGTAATATATAGATAATACAGAGTCCCAATATGACAGCGGGGTCATGGGGGGCGGGTAGGGTCGCGCTGATCGGGTTTTGTTAGTGCCGCACTAACATTTGCCTATCGAGGTTTGTGTAAACTTGTCATCCTGTCAATTTATCTATTGATTTGTTATCACGTTTGAGGCTTAATGTAATTGTCAACGGCGGGAACCGTTGGCTTAACTTTAACTGTCAATCATAGGAGATATGACATGCGTACTTTATCCACACAGACACAAGCGGCAGTCTCTAAAGCCGTATCGACTTCAATCACTGCTGACAAGGCTGGCGTTGCCGCTCTTGATTGCTTGATTGCAGACGGGTTCGATCAACCGACCGACTTTGTTTCACCTAAGTCTGAAGGTTCGACGATCAAGGCTGAAGAGTTTACCGCTCTTAATGAGGCCATTGTGCTCGGCTTTGCCAAGACGGTTCAGGCATTACTTGCTAAGCCTGTTAAGTCGTTAACGGATGCGCAGAAAACGACGCGCCGTTACTGGCAACAGCAGATTGGTGCACGGCGTAACGACTTCAAGCGCCAGCTAACAAAGCGCTTGGATAGTGACAAGCCATCAGATGGCGCGGGTTCACGCAACCGCCCATTGGATCAGCGGGTTCGGGATAACCTGAACGACGTCATCAAGGTTTGCCAGTCGGCAGAAGAGCCAACCTTTGACGTAACCGAGATGGTTGCCAAAGTGAAGCAAGCTCTGGCGGTGCTCAAGTGAAGCGCATAGCGCAAACAGCGGGGGCCTTTATGGCCCTCGCACTCACCGGCTTTTTCATGGCCTTTATATTCATTAACTTGTTACTAGGTTGTGAGTCATGGGACGAATCATATTGGACACCAACCAATTCATGCCTAACACCCACAATGATTTGGGAAGGCATCACAGAGTAACAACTAAGGCAGGGCTTCGGCTCTGCCTTTTTTTGTGCCTGTCGATACCAGTTCCTCATGTCGCGCCGAGCCTACGTGCACGTGTTACCACGCGTTGTGTTACGTGCCGCTGCCCGGGACAGTGTTAGTGTCGCACTAACACGTGATACCAGTTACTTGTGTCGCGCTGAGCCTTTGTTCGCTCTATTATTCGTAAAGTTCGGCTATTGTTCGCTTTTTCAACTTATCAAACGTACATTTGCGTTTGGTGCCAACCAGTGGCAATTACCGCCATGCGCTAGCATAACGTGCCTATCAGCTTTTGTAGTTTGTTTTGTTTTCTTATTATTTATATATATTATTCGTTTTAAAGAAAGTTATATACAATGGGTAAAGTTAGTGTCGCACTAACAATATTCGTTTCTCCTCCTCTCCGTCCACCCCCCTCCGCGCTAGTCCTCTCTCCCCAAATCAGCGAATAATCGAACTTTGCTTATAAATCAAAGACTTGCTTCCGAACAATATAAGAACTTTACACAGAACAACAGAACTTTACACTTCTCGACACGTTTTGGTATCATTTGACATACCTCGCTAATTATGCGATAATGGTTATGTTGGTGAGGGGTCTAACGGTTCCCGCTCTTGTCCTAACGACAGGTGGCCTCTCACCAACGCCTTTAACTTAATGTCACACAGGAGAACGACATGACACACTTAAACAACACAACAGATGTTAGTGCCGCACTAACAAACGAACCTGCGGTAACAGCACCATCCATTGGCTCTTCGTCAATGTTGGTAGAACTCAGCATCAGTACATGGACTGGCCGCAAGCTAGACAAGCGTGCATCAAAAGATGTCACCACAACCAACCATGCCGATGCAGGTATCGCAAACGTACACAAGAAGCTACTGGGCAACTGCGATGAACTCACAGCGGTACAGAAGTTTACAGCTAACGTCCGCAACCTACACTACAGCATGACCATGCCGTGGTCGGACACTGGCCTTCGACTGCTACCAACTGCGCAGTACATGAAGTACCACCAAGCCATGACCGAGGTGCAGAACGAGTATCAACGCATGGTGCAGACGTTCCTCGACACGTACGACTGGGCTATCAGTCAGTCACAGGCACGGCTCGGTAACTTGTTCTCACACGATGATTACCCATCCGCCGAGAGCATCGCGTCGAAATTCAACTTCCGTTTCTCTTACATACCACTGCCCGATGCAGGTGACTTCCGTATCGACATTGGCAACGAGGGCAACGACATGGTGCGCGAACACTACCAGTCTTACTATGCCGACCAACTGACCAACGCCATGAATGACGTGTGGCAACGCGCCTACAAAGCACTGACCAAAATGTCAGAGCGGCTCGACTATGCCGATCACGAACAGAAGAAAGTGTTTCGTGACACGCTCGTATCCAACGTGGTCGATCTCGTCGAACTACTGGATGTATGCAACGTAACAGGTGACAGTCAGATGTCAGCAATGCGCATCAAACTGGACGATGCCCTACGTGGTATCACACCAGACGCACTACGCGAGGATGGCTACCTTCGCGCAGAAACCAAACGTGCTGTCGATGATGTCATCAAAGCACTTCCTTCAATCGACCTTTAAGTTAGTGCCGCACTAACAAATCAACAGGAGAACTATCATGAACTCAGCAATTCAAATGTATTCACTTGGTCTCGACCAAATCGCAACTGCCATACGTCACGGTGGTCATCACCGCACGATACTTGTGCAGGGCCACATGGGGACAGGTAAGTCGTCACTGCTAAGCACGTTATCACGTGACATGCCCAAGCACACACCGTGCTACTTCGACTGCACCACCAAGGACTTGGGCGACATTACCATACCCAAGATGTCAGAACTCGACGGTGCCGATTACGTCAAGTACGCGACCAACGAGGAACTGGGTGCGCACCACAAGACACCCATCATTCTCATGGTCGATGAGTACGGCAAGGCCAACCCTGCGGTCAAGAACGCACTGCTACGTGTCATGCTCGAACGCAAGATCGGTGGGTACGAGTTACACCCTGACTCGATAATCTTTGCTACTACTAACCTCGGCGCTGAGGGTGTCGGTGATCTACTACCACCACACGCACGGAACCGCATCACGGTCATCACTTCGCGTAAACCTGACAACATGGAGTGGATCGAGTGGGGTATCAACAACGGTGTCGATCACACCCTACTAGGTTGGTGCAAGGACAATCCGCATTTGTTCCACAGCTTCGAGGATGTCAAAGACCCCGATGACAATCCCTACATCTACCACCCCAAGCAACAGCGCACGGCCTTTGTTACGCCACGTTCACTTGAGGCCGCATCCGACTGGCTCAAGACCCGTGAGCAATTCGATGACCAGACCCTAACAAGTTTACTCATGGGTACCATCGGAGAACGCGGCGCTATGGACTTGATGGCCTTCGTCAAACTGGCTGACCAACTACCGTCATTGCAGTCGATCAAGGACGATCCCAAGAACGCCAAGGTGCCAGACAGTGCCGCCGCTGTGTGTATGGTTGTTTACCGTACGTTATCCACCATCGGGTCCGACTGGATCGACGCATGGATGGACTACATGGTACGGCTCGACAAGGAAGCACAGGGTATGTTTGCCAACGGTGTGCAACCTGCCACGTATGCCAACCGCAAGGTGGTGATGACCAACAAGAAGTTTACTCAATGGGCGATGGACAACAACTACATGTTCGCCGCTGACAAGAAGTAAGGAGGCCACAATGCTAGCCATAGGTAAACAACTTACACCAGAGCAACGACTGTCCAAAGCTGTCGTTGACATCATGGGCAACCCCAAATACGTTGCCCTTGCAGGTGTCCTCATGATCGGTGATCGCACGGTGGTGGACGACATTCCCACAGCGTGTACCAACGGACGCGATGAGATGTATGGGCGTGACTTTGTTGACTCGCTCAACGATGCAGAACTACGGTTCCTTGTGCTTCACGAGGTGTACCACAAGCTGTACAAACACCTTATCACATGGCGACATCTGCACGACGACGATCCACAGCTTGCCAACCAAGCATGTGATTACGTCATCAACGTCAAGATTGCCGACGATAACAAAGACGGTTGGGCTACCATGCCGCAAGGTGGGTGCTACTCCGAGAAGTATCGTGGGTGGGACAGCGCCGCAGTCTTTCATGACATACGTGAGAACGGTTCACCACAAGATGGTCAACAGGGGTCAGGTCTAGGATCAAGTGACGGTCAGCCACAGAGTGGTAGCGGTCAGCCTCAGTCACCACAAGGTTTCGATGACCATGACTGGGAAGGTGCCGCCGAACTCACACCCGATGAGAAGCGCGAACTTGCACGTGATGTTGACGAGGCTATACGCCAAGGCGCATTGATTGCAGGTAAGGTCGGGTCAGGAGGTGATCGTGATCTTGACGATTTGCTTGCACCAC